TAAGATATGGCACGAGCCCATGGGGCGCGGGCGCAAATGGCGCTTGCCTTCGAAACCGTCTATGGCACGGCCCCGACCACGGGGTTTAAGACAGTGCCCTTTGCCAGCACGACGCTGGGGTCTGAGCAGCCGCTGATCGCCTCGGAACTGCTGGGCCAGGGGCGAGACCCGCTGGCCCCGATCAAGGACGCGGTCACCGCCGACGGCGATGTCGTGGTGCCGATCGATGTCGAAAATCTTGGATTGTGGCTCAAGGCAACCTTCGGGGCACCGACAACATCTGGCACCACGCCGAAAACCCACACCTTCCAGTCCGGCAACTGGACGCTGCCGAGCATGGCGATCGAGACAGCGATGCCCGAGGTGCCGCGCTATGCGATGTATACCGGATGCGTTTGCGATCAGCTGAGTTGGCAGATGGGGCGCTCGGGGCTCCTAACCGCCACGGCAAGATTGGTGGCTCAAGGCGAAACCTTGGCCGTGACCACTGCTGCGGGCACGACGACTGCGCTGGCGCTGCAAAGGTTCGGTCACTTCAACGGATCGATCACCCGAAATGGCGCTGCCCTTGGCAATATCATCTCCGCCGAAGTGACCTATTCCAACGGGCTAGACCGGATCGAAACCATCCGGAGCGACGGGCGGATCGAGGGCGCTGACCCGGGCATGGCGGCACTGACCGGTCGGATGGAGGTGCGTTTTGCCGACACCAGCCTGATCACGCAGGCCTTGGATGGAACCCCTTGCGAGTTGGTCTTCGCCTGGAGCCTTGGGGCCAGCGCCAGCTTCACCTTTACGGCCCATGCCGTTTATCTGCCGCGTCCCCGGATCGAGATCCCGGGCCCGCAAGGCATTCAGGCCACGTTTGATTGGCAAGCCGCAAGGGCTGCAAGCCCCGCACGCCTCTGCACCGCCGTTCTCGTCAACACTGTTGTGGGATATTGAACCATGATCAGACTGAACATGACCTCCACGCCAAACTGGCTGACCCTTGCGCCGGACTTGCGGGTGAAGGTCGCCCCTCTCACGACAGCCCTAATGGTCTCGGCTCGCGCCGATCCGGCCATAGAAGGCCTGCAAGAGACCGCTACCCGCGAGGAACTGGCACTTGCCATGGCCAAAGCCGTGGCTCGCCGCGCGGTGCTGGATTGGGAGGGGGTCGGCGATGAGGACGGCAATGCCCTGCCGGTCTCGCCCGAGGGCATTGATGCCCTTTTAGAAATCTGGCCCATCTTCGAGGCGTTCCAGACCCAATATGTCGCCAAGGGTCTGATCCTGGACGGCGAAAAAAACGTCTCCGCGCCCTTGCCGAATGGTCCTTCGGCGGGGGCGAAAGCTATTGCGCCGCCTGCGCAGGGCGCTGCCCAGACTGTCCGGCAAGACTAAACCAGCCGCTCACCTTCGAGGGTTGGCAGGTCTGGGACCTCGTCGGCCGCTTGGGTGGTCAACTTCGCGTGGTCCCCGGCGCAGTTCTCGGCTGGGACATGGGAGCCGCGCTGGCACTGGCGCAGGCCCTTGGGGTCAATACCCTGATCGCTGCAGAGTTGCTGCCCGAGATCGAGGCAGTGATGGTGCGCAAACTGAACGAGCAGATCGGAGACGGCCATGTCTGAAAAACGCGTTTCCGTCCGCCTTGTCGCTGTTGGCGGGCGTCAGGTTCGCGCCGAGTTGGAGGGCATTGGTGAAGCGGGGAGCAAAGGCTTTGGCCGCCTATCAGCCGAGATGACCACGGCCAATGCGCGGCTGGCGAGTTTTGCAACCAAGGCCAGCATTGCTTTCGCTGCGATGACGGCTGCTGCGGCGGCGGCCGGTGTGGCGATGGTGCGCTCAGGGTTGCAAACCATCGGCGCGCAGGTCGATATGGCAGCCTCGTTGAATACGACGGTGGAAAGTCTGCAGGTGCTAACCTGGGCCGGCGAATTGGCGGGCGTCTCCATGGGCGAGATCGAGACGGCCACCCGCAAGCTGACCGGTCGGCTGTCCGAAGCGGCAACCGGTTCGGGGGCTGCGGTCAAAGCGCTGGACAGGCTCAATCTGTCGGCGGGCGACTTGCAAAACCTGCCACTGGATGAGCGGTTGATTGCGATCCAGGATGCTTTGATGCGCTATGTGCCGCAGGCCGAGCGCGCGGCAGTGGCGTCAGACCTGTTTGGCGACAAGGCGGCTTTGGCCTTCATGCGGATTGATCCGGCCACGCTGAAAGAAGCCGCCCAAGATGTGCGCGACTTCGGGGTGGCGGTCAGTGCCACAGATGCAGTCCAGATTGATCGGGCCGGCGATGCGCTGGCGCGGTTGAGCCTTGTGGGGCTTGGCCTGACCAACCGCCTGACGGCGGCTCTGGCCCCTGCGCTGGAGGCACTTGCCAACACGCTGGCAGCGGCGGCACGCGGGACGGGGGTTTTGAGTGCTGCACTTACAGGGGTCTTTGATAATCTAGGCCGGCTTACGACCTATGCTGCGAGTTTTGCTGTCGTGATGGCGGGACGCTGGGTGGCAGGACTTGCGGCAGCGGCGCTGTCGGTCAAGAGCCTTGCCACGACCCTCGTGGTTTTGCGCGGTGCCCTCATCCGCACCGGCATTGGCGCGCTGATCGTTGGGGTGGGGGAATTGATCTACCAGTTCACGAGGCTTGCCGAACAGGTCGGCGGGATCGGCGCGGCGTTTGGTCTGTTGCGCGATGTGGCGGCCGAGGCGTGGGGGCGCCTTGCTTTGGCGGCAACGTCCGCATGGTCTCGCGTGGAGGCAGGCTGGGCGGGCGCGCAAGCAGGAATTTACGAAGGGTTGCAATCGGCCCTGTCGGCAGTGGTGGGCTGGGGCAACAGCGCTGTCGGCACATTCCAAGGTGCGTTTGACGCTGTAAAGGCAATCTGGGGGGCCCTGCCGCAGGCCATCGGGGATTTTACCTATAGGGCTGCCAACGGTCTGATCAGCGGCGTGGAATCGATGCTCAATGCGGTGGTCTCCCGCATCAACCTCTTTATCGAGGGCTTGAACGCAGCACTGGCCTTGCTGCCCGAATGGGCCACGGGCCAAGGCGGCATAAAGATCGGCGCGCTTGCGGCGGTTGATCTCGGCGGCTTGGTCAACCCCTTTGAGGGGGCGGCGACGGCTGCAGGCACCGAGGCAGCCGATGCGTTCCGCGCGGCGATAGGCAAGTCTTATGTCGATACCCCAGATCTCTTTGGCGGCATGGCAGAGGCGGCAAAGACCCGTGCAGCGGGATATTCCGAGGCGGCGGGTATGCTGTCGGAGGCAGCCTCACGCCCAATGACGGCTTGGGAAGACCTCAAATCTGCGATCAGCGGCGCGGGCGCTGAAGGGCAAGCAGCACTGAACGGTGCAGCCGAGGCCGCAGATGCGCTGTCAGACGGGTTTGACGAGGCAGGTCGATCAGCGGGCGGGGCCGGTGGTGCCGCCAAAAAGGCTGCCGAGGAAGCGGCCACCGGCTGGGCGCAAGTGACGAAATCCCTCGCGGATTATGCCAAGGGCGCAATGGACTGGGGCAAGGGGCTGGGTGACACTCTAACCTCTGCCTTCTCCTCGGCGGAAAGTGCCTTCCGGCAGTTTGTCACCACCGGCAAGTTCGACTTCAAATCACTGGTCTCTTCGATCCTTGCCGATCTTGCGACACTGGCTTTCCGCAACTCGGTGCTGGGCCCGATTGCCTCAGCACTCTCAGGGGTCTTCGGTGGCGGTCTGTTTGGCGGTGGAGGTGGCGCCGCTGTCACTCCTATGGTCAATGCCAGCATCTTGCATGGCGGCGGCACGGTGGGTGCGAATACAACGATGCGGTCGGTGCCAACTTCTGCTTTTGCCGTAGCACCCCGGATGCACGCTGGCGGTTTGGCGGGTCTGAAGCCAGACGAAGTGCCCGCCATCTTGCAGCGCGGCGAGCGGGTGCTGAGCAGGCGCGAGGCGCAAGATTACGGACAAGCGGGCGAGGTTGCCCCGAATGTCACTGTCAACATCGACGCACGCGGGGCCCAGATGGGCGTGGCCGAGCAGATCAACGCGCATCTGCGCGCCGCCATCCCCGAAATCGCGCGCATCGCAAAGGAAAGCGTGGCCGACGGGCGGCGCAGAGGTCAGGCGATCTGAACATGGCGATCCCTGTTTTGCCTTTGGTGCTCGTTATCTCGCTGGAGCGGCGGCTGGTGACCTCTGTCGCCGAAGCGCGCTCACCCTTCACCGGCACCTCCCAGATCCAGGACTGGGGTGCATCCTGGTGGGAATACCAGATCGAGATGGCGACAACACAAGGCACGAAGGCGCGCCGCCTCTCGGCCTTCTTTGCGGCCCTTGGGGGATTGCGGGGGCGATTCTTGTTCCCTGATCCGTCCATCGAAGTGCTGCTTGGAACCGGCAACCCTTATG